ATTTATATATGTTAGGTAATTGTAGTCAAAAACAATTATCAAAGAAATATGGGGTATCAACGGCAACGATAAATAAGTATATAAATCGTATTAAGAATGGAAAATCATGTTAAGGTTGGTGAAATAGAAGTACCAGTTAATTATTGGTTATTAAGTGAAGAAGAAAAGATTGATTTATCTTTTTTAATATTGGATTGTTTTACAACATTATTAAATGAACATTTAGATTCCCACATAAATAAAGTTAGAGCGTTGGATAAATTAATTGATTCCTCAATTATTACCAATATACAAGATGAACAATATGAGATTGTTGATGTACTAACTAAAATTAGAACAATGATTAATGAATAAAAAAGTAGAAGATTTTATTACCAAAAACTATTATAAGTTGCTTGAGATAGCAACCAAAATAACTAAAAAGGATAATGAAACTTCAAGGGAATTATTTCACGAGGTTATACTTCAACTTTATCAGAAGGATGAAATAATTCTAAAAGAATATAGTGATGACTGTATAAAGTATTACATCACTTCAATAATGAGGGTAAACTACTACTCCAAAACATCCCCTTACCATTATAGAATTAGAAAGGAAAGATTGAACTATTCTGAGTTATCTGAAGCATTCAATATGGAAGCAGAACAAGAAGAATTTGAATCTGAATTATTATTAAAAATTTTGGAGGAAGAATATTCAGAATTGGATTGGTTTCGTAAAGCCATACTAAATCATTACCTTGTTCTTAATTCACTTAAGGCAGTAAGTAAAAAGACAACTATTCCCTTAACAAGTATTTCTCGTTATATTAAGGAGGGAAAAGAACAAATAAAAACAAATGTTTTAAAAAGATTAAATGAAGATTAGTTATGGGTATAGATAGAAGAAACAAAAGATTCCAAGAAAGAGAATCAAAGAAGTTGTTCCTAAAGATTCAAAGAGAAACGATGGAACAGATAAATAAACATACTCCTGAAGAAAGACAACAGTTACTTGAACTATATGATGTAATGTTAAAACAAAGAGAACAAGAAAGAATCAATAGAGAAAATACTGTTATTGTAGAAGGAGAAAATATAGAAGAAGATGTGCAATTGTAAGAAAAGAAAAGAACCTGTTGTAATATCAGAACCATTAGTAGAAATACCAAAGGTTGAAATGGTTCCTGAAACAAAACCACTGGAAGAAGATTGGTATAATAACATAGATATAATAGAACCAATTCCACAAACTCCTGATGAACTATTAGCACAAGAGTTAAATAATTGGAATGGTGGACAAATTAAGAACTAAAATATGGACAAACTCGGAAGTACGGATAGATTAGAAAAGTTAAAACAAAACTCAATAGAAAATCCTGGTAAACAAAAGAGAGGATGTAAGAGTTGTAAGAAACCAAAAGAAGTTGTGGTGGAAAATGTTCCTTTACCATTTGAGTTGGAACCTGAAATATATATTCCAACCGTAGAGGATATTAAACTTGCATACGCTGAACTAACATCATTCGGTGGGGTACCAGAAGACAAGAAAGAATTTATTAAAAAGGTATATCGGGCACTGTTTGGTGAAGAATTTATATTTAACTGTGGAGGATGTGGTAAGAGTCAAGCAAGAAAATTTACCAATCACTTAAATAACATAGGAATATTATGAGCAAAGAAAACAAAGCAAACGAAATAGAATATGAACAAAGGATGGAACGTGCCTTTGAGTTAATGTTATATGAGAAAAAATCATATGATGAATTTAAGAAACAGTTCGCACAAGAATATGATGTAACAACAAGACAAGCAGAGAATGTGTGGAAGGATGTTAGGAACCGTCTGAAGGAACGATATAGTCAGAACCAAGAGGAAATACTAACCGAACAATTAAATCGTCTGTATGACCTTTTAAATCGTTGTAGACTACAAGGTAATAGAAGGATTGAATCAGAAGTTTTAAGAGACATAACAAAGATATTAGGAATGGAGGCACCGAAGAAAGTTGACCTAACTTCAAATGGTGAAACTATTTCTATTAATATTAATATTACAGAATAAAAAAATTTATCATAGACGAAAGTAATGTTTCGTTTTTGGTTATTTTATATACATATATATGGAAGTAGACATAAATCTAACTAAGAAACAATCACAAGCGTGGAAACTCTTAATGGATGATACAACCAACGAAGTATTATACGGAGGATCCGCCGGTGCTGGTAAATCTTGGTTGGGATGTTTATGGGTAACCACATTATGTTTAAAATACGCAGGGATTAGATGTTTGATTGGTCGTACAGTATTACAACAATTAAAACTAACCACACTCAATACTTTATTTGAAACCCTACAATCAATGGGATTAAAGTCAGGGGAACATTATGTCTACAACGGACAAAGTAATGTCATAACCTTTACAAACAAGTCTGAGATAGTATTAAAAGATTTACAGTACCAACCATCGGACCCAAACTTTGATTCATTAGGAGGTTTGGAACTTACCGCAGTTTTTGTCGATGAGGCATCACAAACTTCACAACTTTCTTACAATATCTTAAAGTCTCGTATTCGTTTTAAACTTGACCAATATTGTCTGGCACCAAAGATATTAATGACTTGTAACCCTGGCCAAGTTTGGTTGAAGAAGGTCTTCTATCTTCCATACATTCAGGAAACCTTGCCAGACAATATGGCGTTTGTACCAGCACTACCCCTTGACAACCCACACTTACCAGCATCTTATATTGAGATGTTAAAGTCATTACCACCACAACAAAGAAAGAGATTATTGGAAGGGGATTGGAATTATATGGACGAGTCAGATAATATTTTTGACTTTGATTCAATATCCAATAGTATGTTTAAATTATCACCACAACCAACAGATAAGAAGTATATCTCAGTGGACGTAGCAAGATTTGGTTCAGACAGGTCCGTTGCGGTTGTTTGGAGTGGACTGGTGGTCTTGGAAGTGTATGTCTATACCAAACTATCAACCACAGATTTATCGTCCGAAATAAGGGAACTAATACAGAAATACGGTGTACACCCAAATAATGTAATTGTGGATAGTGATGGAGTTGGAGGCGGAGTTGCGGACCAGATTAGAGGAACCAACTTTGTGAACAATGCAAGACCATTACACGAACAGAACTTCAGTAACTTAAAGTCCCAATGTTATGTTAAACTATCTGAACTATTTAAAGAAGGGAAAATAAGTATTAATATAATGGAACCATCAACTGTTGATGAAATAACACAAGAACTATTAGCAGTCAAATTAAAAGACGTAGATAAAGATAATAAAGTACAAGTACAATCAAAAGACGATATGAAGAAAGTGTTGGGTAAATCACCTGACTTATCGGATGCACTAATGATGAGAATGTACTTTGAAATAAAAAATATGAAAGCAACAGGAAGATATTCCATTGCATTCGTAGGATAAAATATATATACATATATGATTAAATTTAAAATAGATGAAGTAGAATATAAGGTCCCTGACTTTATATCAATTGAGAATTACACTAAGATATTTAAGATTAGAGATTTATTCTCTGAGGATTATTTTGCAGCAAAACTATTAAACATAGTAAGTGGAGCAAAGGTTGAGGATTTATTAGAATCTGATTATCAGGAAGTAAGTTATTTGGCAGCATATGTAATGTCATTAATACCTGTTGATAAACCTGAATTTAAAGATAGGTTTGAAATTGATGGGGTTCATTATGGGTTCTTTCCAAATTGGAAGGATTTAACCTTTGCTGAATTTGTGGATATGGATACCATCTCAACGAAGAAGGCGGATGACTTACTTAATATGTTACACATACTAGCATCAATTATGTATAGACCAATTATTCACGAAAGGTCCAAACACGACTTTGACATTGAAAAATATGATTTAAAGAAGATGGAAGAACGAGCCGAATTGTTCAAAACCAAATTAGATGTGAAGTATATACTTGGAGCACAGTTTTTTTTTATCAACTACGCAAACAAATTTTTAAGTTATTCCCGGCTGTCTTCGATCCCGAAAATTTCGATGTGGACCAAAATCAAACTCACATGGAAGATGAGGAAACTGATATGGGCAATAGTTTTCAGAAAGTCTACGGTTGGTTCCTTGTCGTCAACAGAATTGCTGGAAATGATTTTACAAAACATGAGTACATCTTCAATAAAAAAATAATGGAAGTTCTCAACCAACTATCCTTCTTAATTCAATATGACGAAGAACAACAGAGATTAATGAAGAAGGCCAATGGGGAGATGGTATAATTTCATATAACGTTTTAGATTATTTTATATTTAAAAGTAGATGAATACAAGTTCAATTAATTATAAACAGTTATTAACGTACTTCAGTTCAATAGCATACAATCACGAACAGATTAAATCTTTCGGGTTTGGTGACCTTGCGCAGTGTACAAATGACCTAACAACCAAACAGGAACCCAAATATACAAGAATGTATATTGTACCTGGTGAAGTTAAATTAGATGAGAATCGTTTAGTCTATCGTTTGTCCATAATTATTATGGATAGAGTTGAAGATGACCAATCAAACCAAAGTGAGGTAATGTCTGATACTTTGGAGATTGTTAAAGATATTTGGACAGTTATATTACAATCATTCACAGCAGCACAAGGAGACTTTAGTTGGGATTTGGTTGTAGA